ACGGCAACGCATATTGGCTAAAGGTGCGGGACGCCCGCGGTTTCGGAGTCCCTACCGGCCTTTGGTACGAGCCGCATTGGAGCATCAAACCGCACTGGCCGGAGGATGGATCGCAATTCATCGACTACTACGAGCGCAGAATCAACGGCGCGATTCAGAAGATCCCGGTTGAAAACGTGGTTCACTTCAAGTTAGGGATCAATCCAGGGAATACGCGCTATGGTATGGCGCCGCTCAGAGTCGCGCTGCTCGAGGTCTTCACGGATCAGGAAGCGGCGGCCTACACGGCTGCGCTACTGAAGAATATGGCGATACCAGGCGTGATTGTGGCCCCTAATACTCCGGTCGGTTTCACGCTTGAGAAGATGGAGCAGATGTCGCAGCGCTGGCAGCAGAAGTTTGCTGGCGACAATCGGGGAATGCCGCTCTTTCTCGATTACGAATCCACAGTGACGAGTCTTGGATTCTCCCCGACGGATATGGATCTCACGGAACTACGGCGGATTGGTGAAGAGCGGATATCAGGCTGCTTCGGCTTGCCTGCGATTGTCGCAGGGCTGGGCGCGGGTCTTGAGGCTTCGACCTACAACAACCTTAAGGAACTCAAGAAGAGCGCCTTTGAAGATTGCCTCTCGCCGGCCTGGGACGACATAGCCGAGACGCTGACGAATCAACTGCTGGTCGATTTCACGGAAGACGAGGACATCTGCGCAGACTTCGATAAGACCCACATCGCGGCGCTCAAGGAAGACGAGGACAAGAAGAATGCCCGCACTATGGAACGGCTTACACGCGGCGCCATCACGGTGAATGAAGCCCGACTTGAGTGTGGCTATAAGCCCGATCCTGCCGCGAATTATTACCTGCTGCCCAACAACGTGCGGCCCGTTACGGCTGCCGTGGCTATGGCGAGAGCAGGGCAGGAGATCGAAGATCCTCAGACTGAGCCTGGGTTGATTGAACGTGACGAAGGGGGCGGGAAGTGGTTGCCGCCCCCACCGCAAGTCGTTGTGATAAGGACTGAACAGGCTGAACCGTTACGCATGCTGACGGACGGCTCTAAAAAAAAAGCCTATGAATGGGGCGGGTTAATGCTCCGTCGTAAACCGACGGCGCTTGAACAGATCATTGACATAAAGGCGATTGATGCGGCGATGGGCGCTGGAGCTAAGACGCTGCGGAGTCTGCTGCTCACTATACGTAACACGTTCATTCAGGACGCAATAGCCGAACTGGGCGATCTGACCGCAGAGCAGTATCACGAACTCATTGTTGAGACGACGGAAGAGCAGCAGGCGAGCGTTGAGGATCTGCTCTCCGGTTCGTTCCTTCGCGGCGCTGAGTTGATCGTTGAGGAACTAGTGAGGCAGGGCGCATCGCTGCTGTCCGTTCTTACACGCGAGCCTGACACCGAGACGCTCCGTTCTCTCTCCGGCGTGACCGTCTCCCGTCTTGCAAATGACGTTCAGGCTCGCGTGATCGCGGCAGGCCAGCAAGGGGCATTGCTAGGCGTGGAGAATGTGCCCGCTTATGCGCAGGCGCAGATGGATGCAGGCTCGACGGGGTACGTGGATCGCGCGGCGCGCTCGGCGACGAATACCAGCCTTGCAGCGGGCCGCAAAACGGAGATGGGCGCGCGGCCTGACGACGATATAGCCTATTTCGTCTATAGCGCGGTACTCGACGCCAACACTTGCGAGCCGTGCGGAGAGGCTGACGGGCTGACGGCGGACCAAGAGAAGGATCTCCCCAGTGTTCCCAATCCGCGCTGCCCTGGGGGTGGAGAATGCCGATGCGTTCATATCCCGGTTAGCCCGCTAACAGAGGTCGGCGCGGTTGTGCCACCACTCAGCGGATCAGGCGCGGAGGCGAGAGCGGAATTTGAAGAGATCAGGACAGAGGTCGAAGCGGAAACGCAGATCAGGCTTGAGCGGCGGCGCGGATTGATTGATCGGTTTATATCTAGCACAGGGCAGGAGAAGGCAAGGATCGAGCAAGAGATCATCAATCTGGATCGACAGGAGCAGGCGGCGCAATTGAATGCGCTCGAACGCTACCGAGCGGCGCTTTATCAGGAGATCGCAGCGAACTTCACGATTAAGCGAGATGCCAGTGTTGATTCGAGGCTTGATCGGAATATAGGCCAAGGCTCTGAGGCGTTCGCCAGATTCATTGGAACTGGGAAGATCGATGGTAGCACGGCAACACTGTTTGGTATCCCCGGACGCTCCTACGCTTCGGGCGATTATATCTATCTGAATCTAAAGGAAGAGCCCGCGGTTGTCGCGCACGAGTTGGGTCATTTCCTTGAGACTTTCAACAAGTCGATTCGGGATGAGATCAAGGCGTTCTACGCAAGGCGGACGGCGGGCGATGTCGCCGAAAAGCTGAACGATCTCGTGCCAGGCAACCGATACGAGGATGACGAATTCACCAAGAAAGATAAATTCGCCAATCCCTATATCGGCAAGCAGTATCTCAACAAGCGCGGTGATGTGATCGCAACTGAGGTGCTGGCGATTGCGCTGCAATACTTCTACGAACGGCCTTTGGAGTTCGCGCTCGAAGACCCCGAATATTTTGATTTTATTTACGAGTTACTCAGGAAGTAATGGCTAGAACAGCGACGGTAAAAATAGGTGATGTTGAGGCAACCTTCGATGGCGAGACCTTCACGTGTGCAGATGAGAGCCTGGCGAATATTCTCAACTCCGCGCTTACATCTTACCGAGCCGTCGGCAAGCGAGCGCTCACCGTTGAGGCTGAATATTGGCCTGATCTGTTAGCTGATCTGGCCGAAGCGATAGCGAACCACTGCGGTGGGGAACTGGTTTCGGTGGATCCGCCTGAAGACTCAACAGCGCCGGAAGGAGCGATTTACTAATGCCCCAAGCAATGACAGCGATAGAAATGGAAGAAGCCGGTATTTCATGGGAGATCGAAACTAGCCGCTTTCTGAAGGACGCGAGGGGTGTGATTCATGTCGGCGCTGGCATCGGTCAGGAAGCTGAGATGTATGCGGACCTCGGATTGCCTGTCATCTGGATCGAGCCGTTAGATGGGGTCTTCGATCTGCTGCGCGATCGAATAGTAGAGTATTCAAACCAGCAGGCGTTTCAATACCTGATCACTAATATGACTGGTGATGCGCATGAGTTCGGCATCTCGAACAATGGCGGGCAGTCGAGCAGCATTTATAACTTTAAACAGCATCGTGACATCTGGCCGGATGTTACCTTTGTTGCATCGGCGACGCTCAAATCTGCATCGCTTCAATGGGTAATTGCCGAACACAACATTGATTTAGACATCTACGACACGCTGATTCTGGACGTTCAGGGCGCCGAATTGTTAGCGCTAAAAGGCGCGGGCTATTTGCTGCCCGCATTCCGTTGGATCAGGGCTGAATGCGCGGATTTCGAGGCTTATGAGGGCGGCTGTCAATTGAAGGATCTCGACGCGTATCTGATTCCGCGCGGATTCAGGCAATGGGCGCTCTGGCCAGCGATCTGGAAAGAGAATATTGGGACTTATTACGAAGTGCTTTACAAAAGATTATGAAAACCATCGGCGATGAGATCAGACGGATGACGCTGCCCTTCGAGGTTCGATCAGTGAAGGCTGACACCGACGGACAGTATGCGGGTGAGTTCACTGGCTATGCCGCCGGCATCCATAACATTGATCGAGTCGGCGATATGATCTTGCCTGGCGCTTTCACTGATGATCTGCCGCGCTTTATGCGTGAAGGTGTCGTCTGCTGGCAACACGACTGGATGACGCCCATCGGCGTACCGCTGGAAGCCAAGGAAGACAGTTACGGCCTGATGACGCGCGCGCGTGTGAGCAAGACCACACAAGGGCAAGACGCAATGACGCTCATTCGTGATGGCGTCGTGCGCAAGCTCAGCATCGGCTATCGGGTCCAAAATTATGAATGGGTGGATCGCAGCGGGCTTGCCGCATATCTGCAGGTTTCAGGTCTGCCTCTGGAGCGCAGGGAAGCGATCCTCCGTCAGTATGACGAGATGGAACTGACCGAATGCTTCCTGCTCAAAAAGATCAGACTTTACGAATACTCGCCGGTCACCATTCCGGCAAATCCTAATGCAATAATAACCGATGCTAAAGGACTGTTAGCCGGTCTGAGGTATCAAGAGCAACTCCAAACGGTGTTAGCCGCCGCGAGGTCAGTAGCGAAGCAAGCAGAGACTATTAAGTCAATGCGCGCAAAGGAAGGTCGCACGCTAAGCGAAGAGAGAAAAGCTGAGCTTCGAGAGTTAGCCTACGAGATGCTCAACGTCTCCGACGCTATACGCGGCGTGCTTACCAGTGAACCGAAGGCGGAACCGGAAGCACAGCCGGTTAATGACCTCAAGCGCCTGTTCGCTGAATTTCAACAGATTGAGGCGCGGCATCTGGGCTGCGCCGTTTAGGAGAAACGGCTATGACTACATTGCAAGAGCTGATCCTAAAAAGGAAGAGGCTCGCCAAGCAACAACAAGAGGCTTACGAGAAATATAACAATGACGTTTCAGTGATTCCTGCTGAAGAGCAGGAACAGATCAGAATGCGCAATAAGCAACTGGTCGAACTGGATGATGAGATTAAGCGATTGACTGAACTCGAAGATATGAAGCGCACGGCTTCCACTGAGTTCACGCATCACAATGGCGATACCAACAGGACCGCGCTCCCTCCTGAGAATAAAGCCAGCGATCAAGAGCGGGAATTTGCGCGGGTGAAGAACCTTCCGCGCTTCGCTCCGATCAAGCATTTCAAAGGGGAAGATGCGACGCTCCGGGCTTACCAGTTCGGCATGTGGTTCGCGGGCGGCCCGCTGCATGATAAGTTCCCCACGCAATTCACGCAGAAGGCGCGCCAGTATTGCGTTGATTGGGGACTGCAAACCAAGGCGCAATCGGAAGGTATTAATACAGCAGGCGGCTATCTGGTTCCCCCGGAGTTTGCCAACGATATTATTGATCTTCGGGAAATGTTCGGCGTCTTCCGGCGAAACACCCGTGTTGTTCCGATGGCGCGTGAGACTAAGGCGGTACCGCGCCGCGTCTCAGGCTTGACGGTCTTTTATCCCGCTGAAGGCGTGGGCATCACTGAGAGCCAGAAAGCCTGGGATATGGTTTCGATGACCGCTCGCAAATATGCATGTCTGACCGTCTACAGTTCTGAGCTTTTCGAGGATGCAATTATCTCGATTGGTGATGACCTGGCAGGTGAAATCGGTTACGCATTCGCGCTGGCCGAAGACACCAATGGATTCAACGGCGATGGGACCAGCACCTTTGCGGGCACTGTCGGGGTCAGGCAGCGCCTCTTCGATACGTATGGCGCCGCTGGCGGCGTTGGCCTGGTTGTCGGGGCTGGCAACCAGTATTCGGAATTAGTGCTCAGCGACTTTAACAAGGTCGTTGGCGCCCTTCCTGAATATGCGGACGGACAGGCGCGCTGGTTCTGTTCGCGTTTCTTCTGGGCGACTGTGATGCAAAAGCTCGCGCTCGCCGCGGGCGGTGTCACGGCTGAAGAGGTCGAAGGCAAGCGGATGCGTACATTCCTCGGCTATCCGGTCGAAGTCTCCCAGGTATTCCCGAAGGTCGAAGCTAACTCGCAAATCCCGGTCATTTTCGGTGATCTGGCGAGAGCATCAAAACTCGGCGACCGCCGCGAGCTGACGATCGCATTCAGCCAGGATTATAAATTTGCCGAGGATCAATTGGCGATTCGTGGCACGCAGCGAATCGACATCATCGTTCATGACTTTGGGAATTCCGTAGATGCTGGTCCGATCGTTGGCCTCATCACTCAGGCCTCCTAACGAATCCAGAGGAAAGGAAGGTAAAAGAGAATGCAAGACTTACAAAAACAAAGACAGCAAGTCATGGTTGTTCCTGCGACGGTCACGAACGGCGCGACCGTTACCGCTAATCTGGATTGCAAGGGGCATGACAGCGTTGATATTACTCTTGTCATCGGGGCGTTCAATGGCGGCACGAACGGCGCCTCTCCGACGACAATTAAGCTTAGCGAATCCGATGATACGGTTGTGACGAACTTCGCGGATATCACCGGGGCGAGCGCGAATGCCGTGCTCACGGCCTCCGGCTCGGTTCGCTTCCATGTGGATCTGAGGAAACGCAAGCGGTTTATCAAGCTGACCTTCGCGCCCGCTGCGACCACTAATGATCAAGTTCCGATGGCGGCAGTAGCGCAGTTTGATCGAAGCGAGCAGTTTCCGGCTAATACCTCCGGCTTCGGCAATACTCTTGTCAGGATTCCATGACGCATCGAGTCGAGATCCTGGATGACCGCGCCCGGTTTCTGGCTGGGCGCGGTCAGAACTTCACCAGTCAATTCGGCGAGGATGGACTTGTCGAAGCGCTATTTGAACGCATCGGGATTCTCAATCGCTGGTGTTTCGAGGTCGGCGCCGCTGATGGCGTCTACTTCTCGAATACCAAGCGATGGAGAGATCAGGACTGGAACGCGGTATTGATCGAGGGCGATCCTGATAAATACGAGGCGCTCAAACTATGTGGTAATGGGCGCGTTCAAACGGTCAACGAGTTGATTGATCCGAGCAGCCT